TGTTGTTTGATTTGGATTTACTTTTTGCAAACCTTTAATTTCAGCATCAATCTTTTGTTCATCACCATGTGTTAACAATTTAAAGGTAATGTTATTACCTGAATATGGTAATGTAAAATTGAATTCGTTTGTGCCACGAACATATAATGATTCATCAATTACTTTGTCTTCTAATGTAGATAAATCTATAGATACTTCTTGTCCGTTATGAATAAAAGGATAATCTTTACCATATCCTAAAACACGAGCAGCAACTAATACTGCATTTTTATCACCGATTAATAATTCATTATAATCAATTGGTGTAACAATTAAAGCTTGCAATAATTTATCAATTACTGTGCCTTGACGAATATAGTTAGCATTAGTAAGAATATCTTCTTCCTTAGCTGTCATATATTTCATTTCAATTTCACCTTTAGATAGTGGTGATTCTACTGGGTACAATAAACCTTTTGAAGGTAACGTAACAATTTCTGTTGGAATTTTTAATTCTGCCATATAACATTTTAATTAGTGTATATATAAATATACGTTAAGTATTTTTCTTAACAAAATCTAGATAAGTATTTTTTGGACCAAAAGCTTGAACAAATTTATCAGCTGCTTCACCTTTTACTGGGAAAAAACCTTGTGTTGACGATTTACCCTGAGTCGTTGTTGGGTATATTGTTGGATCTTTATCTTGTTTGTAAGGAATACCACCGTCTACTCCTGGTTTTTCAGTATCTAGATTAGTGGAATCAAATATAGTGTAAGGAGTACGTGATTGTTGGGTAGTGGGATTTGTTTGGTTTTTACCTAAATTTAATAATTCGCTTTTTCCTGGTATATTTTTTGTAAGTTGTAGATAAGTTTCTGTTGGGGTAAATCTTTGATAAAATCGTGATGGTGAGCCCGGATTAGCTTTATCTGTAGGAGTACCTGTAGTATTAGGAGAAAAATTAGTGCTAACATCAAGTCTATTATTCCCTGTGGATTGATCCTCTAGATCTAATTTTGTTTCTATAAATGATTTTAATAAATCGCTCATACCTATAAATATAAAGAAAAAAAGACGTTTGCCAAAGCAAACGTCCTTTTATATAATTTAAATGACAAATAGATTAGAAGTTCAATACGCAGTAATCCATAGCGACTGTTACTGATAAGCTAATTGCTGCATCTGCGCTCCAATCGTAATCACCGAAAGTTGCAGTTTTAACATAAGCTCCTTTAACAATCCACTCACCTACTACATCACCTACTGGACCTAAAATGTCTAAAGTTAAGTCTTTCTTGTAGAAATCAGAATAACCATCACGACCAGTTACTGATTCGTGTGCTAAACGAGCCCATTCCATTACTGATTGAGCACCAGATGGAGTTACAGGGTCATATAATTCTAAAGTCATGTCATTCCAACGAACTTTACCCTTAACTTTACGGTAAACGTTGATATGATCTAAAATAATTTCACCAGCTTCAAATCCAGGAGCAGATGCTTTTTTAATCAAGTACGCAGGAATACCATCGATGTACATGATAAAACGATTTTGAACTTTTGGTTCAAACGCTGTGAACATTATTTCGTTTGTTGATAATACAGCCATTTTATATTAGTGTTTAATTGCTATTAATAAATATTAGCAACTACATCCCCTTATGCAGGGAATGTAGCGCCAGTAGGTAATACGTTGAAGTTTAATATAATAAATTCAGCTGTCTTAGTTGGTTGGATATAAATCTGACCTACTAATTGGTTTCTATCGATTACATCAGCTGTATTGTTTGTTTCATCCATTACAACTTTGTAAGCAAATAAACCTTGTTTTTGTACCACTGAATCTAAGTAAGGGTTAACTTGTGATAAGAATCTATTACGAGTAATAGTAGTATTTTGTTCGAATACTAAGTTATTAGCTACTTGACCAATAAATCCTTTCAATGCAATCAATAAACGACGAACATTTACTCTATCTAAAGCTGTTGCTTTACGTTGTAATGTCTTTTGGCCAAATACTACAACACCTTCTCCAGGGAATGTAGCTAATGGGTTAACGTTTAAGTTGTATAAGTTATCACGATCGTTTTGAGATAATTTTCTTTCAGCTCTTAATACTGATGGAACACCACCACGGTTTAAACCTGCTGGAGCGAACCATTCAGCACCAACTTGGTCGTTGAATGCTAAAACACCACCCATTACAGTTGATGCTGGAGCCCATACAGATTTTCCTAATGCTGCAGATTGTAATTGAATCCAAGGCCAGTAAGTAGCAGCGTAGTTACTTGATTGACCAGCAGCAGCTGTACCAGCAGCTGTAACGGTTTGACCATACAATGTAGTATCTACAATTGCAATAGCATCACCTCTATCTTCACAAACAGAAATCATTTTTGATACTGCGCTATTACCTAAAGTAACACCAGGAGCTAACAATACATTAAATTGATATTCGTCTTTATTTGTTAATAAATTGAAAGCAGCTGTATAATCAGCAGGAGCAAATCCTTGAACGTTACCATTTGTAATGCTTTCGTTCATTAATTGAACACTAGCTGCAGATGCTGGTAAACCACCTGCAAATGAACCACCAAATGAACCACTACCTAAAGCTGGTAAACCAGATGCTAAAGAAGCTGATTTGTAATTACCATTATTATCAACTGAATCTACTTGAACTTGGCTTACTGATCTAACACGGATGTATTGAGATGCGTTAGAATAAGAACCAGTAGAAGTAATAATTGGAGCACCATCGCTATCTAAAGAGTATACTGGTTTAAAATCACCAATTACACGAGAGATATAGTTAGGTTGAGCTGGGTCTAATGATAAGTTATTCCAAGTTTCTAAGTAATTAGGTTGAGAAGTATTATCATTACCTGCGCGAACAGCTAATGTAAAGGTACCACTACCTGTACTTACTTGTGTAACTTCCCAACGAACATTAGTTGCACTACCGCTTGCTAAAGCACCGTTAGTCATACTAGACGTGTTGTTCATTATATCACCCCAAGCTAATGTTTCAACTACAAATGAAGAGCTTGTGTTTGTGCTGGTTACTGTAGCACTAGCGTAAGTGCTCATATTAGAGCTACCACTAGAGATAACTCTTGTAACTAATAATGTTTGACCACCATTGTTAAAGAAATCTTTAGCGGCTAATGATGTTAAATATTCGTAGTAGTAACTACCACTTTTAAAGGTTTCTCCGAACTTTGATACATATTCACTATAAGAAGTAACATATGTAGGTACGAATGGTTGACCTAACACTGTAGGGCCAACAATTGCTGTCGCAGTACCTTGAATACCTCTTTGTACTAATGATTGATCAGATTCGTTTTGGAATACACCAGGAGATAAAATCTTTTCTGCCATTTTATATTATTGTTTTTGAAAATTTAATAGGATTGACCTAATAATAAATATCAAAAAACAATTATAAACCGCAGATTATTGTTGAGTAGATGTGACTTCTCCCGTTTCAGTGTTGATATTACCCGTTCCGTATTTTTCTTGAAGAGATTTAACTAATTCTGATTCTTTTTTACCTAATGTATTAAGATCAGATACTAATGCACGTTTTTCTTCTTTAAGCTTATCGATTTGTGTATCAAATACGATTAATTGTGCTTCAAGTGAACCTAACTCGAACACGGTTTGGTCATAACGAGCTTGTAATTCTTTAATTGACTGTAATTCTTCTGGAGTTAATTGTGCCATAACTATTTTTCCCATTTAGCTAATGGGCAAGCTTTAGGGCCTTCAACAGGCGAAAATATTTTTTTATTTAATGGACATCCACATTCAGAACAATAATACAAATCGATTGTATCGTTGTAAGCTTTTTTCGGACAAGCGTCGCAGACGCTTGCCCTATATTCAGCTATAATTTGTTGTTCAGAAGTGGGGTTAGCCGCGGCTATCCATGCCTTAGCTATTTCTACAATCTTAAGCATCTATTTTTACAAGTTTAAAGAATACTGGGTAGTTACCTTCAGATTCAATGTTTTCTAATTCATTAATGCTTACTGGCTTGTACTCTAATTCTTTTTCTTCTTGTAACAATGCATTGAATTCAGTTTGGAACTCGATGAACTTTGGATTGTTTTTACCATCTACAATGTTACCTTCTTCATCCTTAACGATGTCGATGTACATTGGGATGCTAATGTTACCTGTTTCGTCAGTTTCGCCATGTTTCTTAATTAATTCTTCTTTCAAAGATTCAACAGTAACTTTTTCAGCGGCAACTTTTTTAGATAACTCTGTTAACCAATATTTAGTGGTTAACTTTAATTTCTCAGCTAATAAACCAGCTGATACTTTTTCACCTGTTTGTTGATTCGTAACACCGTTTAATTCTGAATCTAGGTTGTAGAATTCATACAATTTTAAACTGATTTTTTCCACAAATTACTTCTTTGTTTTTTTAGGAGCGTTTGATTTTGTTTTTGTAGCTTTAGCTTTTTTAACTACTTCTTTAACTTCAGCAACAGCTTCTTTTACTGCTTCGATTGGTTTTTCGATAGCGTCAGGAATGTTGTTGTTGTTTGCGTCTTTAACCTTACCGGTTTTCATAGCAACGAATACCGCTACGGCAACGATGATTAGGATTACTAATACTGTCATAATAAATTTTATTTGTTTGATATAAATATATACAAGAGAATGGAGACCACCAAATTTGTTTTATATAGAAGAATCTACTTTATATAAGCGTCCTGTTGCGTCAGCTGCTTGTAATTCTGCGGCTTTAGCTTGTGCTTCTGCCTCATCATTGTATTGATAGATAGGGTCAGTTGGGTTTAGTTTTTCTACCCACATTTGGTCATTTCCTGGAATGAATTGCATGATAATTTTAAACATGATTATTTGTGTTTATTTGTGTATGTATAAATATAAAAAGTTATAATCACCAGTAGTTTTTATACTAATTTTATAATTCTATTTTTTTTCCTTTAAACCGTATTTTATCCATCTATACCACACACGTTCATGGATATAATATTGAATTGGTTTGTATATTAATTCAGCAACGCCAAACGCAGCACCAATTTTAATACTACCAGTAATAGACCACATGATACCAAACCCAATCAGCGTGCTAACAACGCGATAACTAATGGTTTTTGCTATATGTCTTTTTTTACTTACATGCATAATCCTTCATTTCTATTTAAATTGATACCAACTGCTCTATCTACTTCAGGTGCTTCTGGGTCCTTGTCATTGATAATGTATCTTGTGCCTCGACCAATCCCCATTATTAATTGGTGATATTTAACTCCAATTTTTTCTAATTCTTGTTTTGTAAATAGTTCAAGTTCTGCAGGTCGAGCAGTTGTAATTACTATATGAGCACCATTATCATACTCGTTATTTACTTTATCAATAACACTTTGTATAGGTGTAGGTGGTATTTCATTTATTTCAGTAAATTTTCTATACTTAATTAATGTGCCATCTATGTCTACAAAGTAGGTGGGATGTTTTATCATAATTTACCCTCAGCTTTCATTTGTTCACGTATTTTAGTCGCTGATATTTCGGCTACTTCTGGTGGGGGAATATGCTCTATAATATCATATCCAACACCGCGTCCAAATTCAACAGAGCAGATATCTGGTATGATGATCACTTTTAATTTACCTGCCTCTACTTCGGCTTGCATTTCATCAAAGATATTTGTCATCACTTGAAATGGACTAAATGGATTTTTTTCATTAACTTCTCCATCTCTAATTGCAACGCATACTTTACCACCTTCACTAATTACTTGTCTAAATAATTCTTTATGACCAGTGTGAAGTGGTTGCCAACGTCCAATAAACAATGACCATTGACTGTCTTTACGCTCCATTGAGCTTTTAACGTGTACTTTTTTATCCCACATATTCTTTGATTTGTTTGATACAATCTTCTTCACTAATAAATTCTGTGTTTAGATATAGAGCTTCATCATCAGCTGGGTATTCAAAATCAGCTACATGGAACTGCTCTCTGCCTCTATCTATTTCATATGTTAAATAAATCCATTTAACTCCAGGCACTAAATTATTTAAATAATCTCTAGCTTCTTTGTAAGGGTACACTAAAGATAACACTACATTATTACCATTATAATGTAAATAAGTAGCAATATCACTAGCTCTATTTAAGTTATTAATCCTACCTTGCCTACTATAGTCTTTATTTTGAAACATAGTTCTTAGATGATCACCATCTATGTAATAATCTGCTTCTAGCTTATCAGCTAATGTTGTTTTGCCTGAGTGTGGTTGTCCGAATAGTACTGTTATCATTCTATTTTATTTTTTATAACCAAATGTATCATAATACCACTTATATTGATTGTAAATCCATTCAGAGGTAT